ACCGGAGCAAGGTTATTAAGGTATTCTATATACCGCTCAATGTTCGCCGGTTCGTCACTAAATCCTTTATGGTTGACCTCTCCCAAATCTACAACCTGTCTCCGAATGAGATTTAAAAGAGCCATCGGTGCATGAACTGAAGTAAAAGGTTCGGTGATAAATGTATAAGGATTATTGTTAACAATAGATCCCGCGCCAATAACATAAGCCCCTTCGGATAGAAAATCTACCCCAGGAAATTCTTTAAGATTTTTCCGGATCTTAAAATCAGGTGGTTTCCTTAAATATATGTGTATCCCGCCCCCGCCGGTACGCACTAAAGTAGCCTTTTTCTGTAGATTCTCAATCTCAGGTATTTTGGATTTTATCTCACTCCAGACCTGGCGCCCTTGCATGTTACGAGGGTCAAGGTCAATAATCAAATCATCCGCTTTCAGTCTTACTCCAAACTGACCGTACGGATATTTCATTTGATTAGGAGATAGATCTACATTTGCCTCTTTCCATTTCAGGCCACTTAAAGGTCGCTTGTCTTCAGCCGTAGCAAAAGTAGCGTATCCCGCTTGAGCATATACTTCGAGACAACTAATTAGTGTCGAAGGGATGTTCGCTATTTTCTTTTGCATGGCATTTAGCTCCTTCTAAGTATTTATTGACGTCCTCTTCCAAAAACCTTTTCCTACAACCCACTTGGTAGTAAGTCAGTTTTCCCTGTTTACAGTACCGATTAACCGTTACAGGGTGTACTTTCAGTCGCTTTGCCACTTCTTTCATTGTCAGAAACTCTGTCATTTTTCTTCACCTCCTTTACGTGTTTGTTTGGCTTACGTTTCTTTCCACGTTTGATCTTAAAATTATTTTCTCTACACCATTTATCAATCTCTTCTCTCATGCTCCCCATATTACTCCCCTTTATTCTTTCCGTGCGCATGAGCCGGATTTCCGTACCATTTTTCACCGTCAGGTATATCGCGTGTAACAACAGACCCGGCGCCTACTAACGCATTCTCTCCAATTGTTACGCCGGGAAGTATGATCGCACCCATCCCGATCGCCGCGCCTTTCTTAACGAGAATAGTTCCCCACTCTTTTCTATCACTCGGCGGGTACTTATCGTTACTGAATGTCACCTTTGGCGCGATAAAAACGTCATCCTGGATCGTTACGCCTTCCGGGATAAACACCATTGCGCCTATCCGGACGTTATTACCGATCCTGACGTTATGACCGATCTCTGATCCTCCGCCTACTGAACAGCCTTTGCCTATCTTAGCGGACGAGTAAATATTACAGTTCCCCCAAACTTTTGTGTTCCTTCCTATATTATAGGCTTCACGAAGAAGCGGAGTATCCATCTGTTTGAGAAGGATCTCCATATCTTCAACCGTACAATGACCGCCGACGAATTTATCGAATGGCCATAGAAGCGGCTGAAGAAGTTTTAAATTATCACCGCCTAATTTCTTGAGTCCTTCGTTCCTGGTGTTTTCAAAGTCCGTGACGACTTTGTAATAATCAACACCAAATTTTTCACAGATCGCTTCCTGTTCTTTTGCAAAAGCGATATAGACCCCATACCGTGAAAGCGCGAGAAGTTTCGCGAGTTCGGTACATTTTGTGTCCGGAAGAGTTTTGCATACAATTCCGGCTCTAAAAAAATAATTTGAAAGTTCCTGGGCCTCGTAATGATAGCCATTATCGAAGGAAAGATATTTTACATAAGTAAGAAGTCCCTCTTTCATCTTCGGGTGTTTACCTCTTACGGGACTATGAAACGCTTTACCATCGATCTTTTCTGTGGTACCGACAGGGACACTCGAATGAATGACCGTAAACTTCGGAGTACATTCAGCGATATAATCATTGACGATGTCAACGAAGTCTTCGCAGTCCGGGATACATATGTTCAATAGATCCACTTTTGGCAACTCTTTTTCGCCTTCACGAATATCGTACGAAAAAACCTTATTTCCGTATTTGTCTTTCAGGACCTCATGTAACGCGCTCCCGATTTCTCCCATGCCGATAACCAATGTTTTCATTTTTCCTCCTTAAAAACTTGTAGTTGCAGATGTAGTAGAGCCCCCATAGCTCCAACCGTATGTATACCGGACAACAATTTGTGGCTCCTGGTGCGCTTTAAGTTTCCGGTCATATTCTTCTTTATGTTTTATAAGAAAATCTTTTGCCGCGTTGATCTCTTGCATTTTCCGGAGATCGCCTCCCTTATCCGGATGATGTTTAAGCGCCAACGATCTATACGCCTTTTTGATCTCTTCCCTGGACGCAAAATCTTTAAGTCCCAGGACCTTATAAAGATGTATCGATACTTGTACTGGCAATTTACTCATCCGTAATTCCTTGTTTCTTTTTCAACGTGAATGTTTCCGTATTCCCGGACACTAATTACATGTTTAACATGTTGTAACGGCCCTCCGGCTATTCTGAATTTTGCATAGATAATAACTTCGTCCCCGGATTCAGTATCGAGAATCGCTACGGGTTTTTTATTTTTCTCCATGTCTCTCCTTACATATAGGGCATAGCTGTTTATGATTATGTCTGTTTTTATATTTTCGTTCGAGCGTACTTGCCTCATTCCTGGTCGCTACTTCAGCAAGGACAAATACCTGGACTTCTATTCCCGCGGCAAAAACAGCGCGCATAAGAGAGGCGCCATGTCCCCTTTTATGTCTGCGGATACGTTTTTTCAGATTATTTGTGATCCCCAGATAATGACGAACTCTCTTATACGGCTGATTAAAATGTATGAGATAGACTATGTGCATTATTTATCCTTTAAATATGGTCTGGGGGACAGGATTTGAACCTGCGACTTCCTCATTCCAAGTGAGGAGCTCTGACCAGACTGAGCCACCCCCAGACTATTTAGTGACGATTGTAGGCGTTACGGTTGACAGCCGTATGGCTACTCTGGACGCCTCGTTAGTTCGTTGCGATCCTCAAGGCTTATAGTGGCTGTCAGCCACGTCCCCGCACGCTTAGCGAATCGTCTGACCCTTTGTAGCAGACGAACTCTTCGTCACTTAACCTTTTACAACAGCAAGTGGAAGGAGTTTAACCTTGATATTAACAAGATCCTGCTGTTCCTCCATTACTGTATCAATATCTTTATACGCCCCGCTCGCCTCGTCAAGATCTTTGACTGATCGAATAGAGTGTAAAATACCTTGATCGTCTAACTTCTTTGTTTCTTCTTCGAGAGATAAGTTCTTTTGCGCGAACTTACGCCCCATCTTACGCCCGGCGCCATGAGAGCACGACATAAAAGATTCAGGATTTCCACGTCCCTCAACCACATAAGAAGCTGTTCCCTGTGACCCCGGTATCAAGCCAAGCTCTCCCGCTTTTGCGGACGTCGCCCCTTTTCTATGCACCATGACATTTTTATTAAAGTGATGTTCCATTGTTGCATAGTTATGGTGTATATTGATCTCCTCGAAAAAAGTACAGTTTGTTTGTACCGCAAATATGCTCTTAATAATGTTCATCATCGCTTTCCTGTTTGCCAGGGCGAATGCTAAACACTGGTTCATTTCAGTCATGTATCTCACGCCCTCTTCACTATCTAAAGGAAGGAACGCAAGATCATACGCTTTCGGAACGATTGAATACCATTTTTCATTGAGCTTTTTAGCAATGTTATTATAGTGGTTTGCTACTTTCAATCCGATGTTACGACTACCACTATGTATCATTATCCAAATGTCACCGTCGAGGCTATCTTTTTGGATTTCAATAAAATGGTTTCCGCCGCCGAGTGTTCCTATTTGTTTACATGCCGAATCAAATTCACGATCTACAATAGGAGCGTCAGCCTCTTTAAACATTTCCTTCGGCATCCAATCTTGATGAGCTTCTTTATGATGATTAAAACCTACCGGAACAGTCTTGCGTATCTCACCCAGGATAGCTTTTAAATCGTGCATGGATAAATCTACAATGCTCGTCTGTACGGCAATCATTCCACAACCTATATCTACACCAACAGCATTAGGTATTACAACTCCCTTTGTCGCAATAACCCCACCAATCGGCATACCATAGCCTTCGTGAGTATCTGGCATAAGAGCAACGTGTTCATGTAAAAAAGGAAGCATTGAAAGGTTTTGTGCTTGAGCGATTGCTCCTGGTTCCGGGCTATTACACCATGATTTTATAATTCGACCACCTTCAAAATATCTCATCTTTTTCTCCTCTTTCTAATTTGAAATTTTAACTCACACCACAAACACCACAGCCATTTGTAAGGATTGAATTTTGATACACGCCAAAAATCTTTCAAACGATCAAACTTCATTTATCTCTCCTATAATATCCCCGCTGTGTATGGATTCGAGGATTCCGAAAAATCTTTGTGAGTGTTTCCATTGAAACGTTCCGACGAAAAAGTTGAGTCTTTCCTTTTTTCGGATGGTCTATACAGGTCCCCACTGTCATTGTAGTATAGTAAACGTTTATCCTGGCCTTTCCTTTTTTAAAACTGACCATTTTTATCTTAGGCTGATGATCTATTTGACGCCAACCTTCCACGTCAGCAAGGGAAGCAATAGAATCCAAAGCCTCTAAGGCGTCATAAATATTCATTATTTTCTCCCCTCCTCTAAAAAGAACTTCACGTTCTTAAGCCAGTTTTTATTCAGACCTTTCGGGTCGTTATCCGCTCCGATAGGGCAATACCGGGACGCTAAAAATTCCAGGTATGTATCGAACTGTTTATGTCCATAGTCTGCATAGCGGGCGCGATTGTTGCGCACTGTATTGAAACAAATGCGACGGGCTTCTGCCGGCGTGTCGTAAGAACATGATCTGATACCATAGAGGTATTGAGCTTCACTTCCGCCTTCCGCTTTATAGATAGCATTGACAATCTCTTCGTCGGAATACGGAACAGATTTTTTAGGCTGTCGATCGTTCCACATTTTTATGGCGTGCCATCCTACCACCGCCCCGGCGCTCTGCGCCAGAAAACATAAAACGATAGACAAAATAAAAACTTTTTTCATTCTTTCCTGCTTTATAGTTGAGGATTTTTCGATGTGCTCTGAAAAGTGTCCAATGTCATAATTGCGAGTATACATCAAAAATATCCAAGTGTCAAATATTTTTTCAATTTTATTTTTTATTCCGTTTGTATCTTATTGTTCGGTTTATTTACATTTAGGGCAGTTTCCTTTGATACAATGGAAACATTTACCCTGATTTTCCTGAATCTCAGCCTTATTGAGCGTCAGACCACAGCATTTGCACCGGGCCAAGACCCCTTCTCGCTGAAAATAACGGCTCTGGAGCTCTCTGAGACGGTCAATATAGCTCATTTTGCGCAACTGTTCGATTGACTGATACATAACTGCCTCCTTTATTTGTCCCAAAATACCGGGTATTTGTCCCGGATTCCCGGGTATTTGTCTCATCAGTATATAGGTAATAAACCTATATAGACGTCCCGGACCGCCCGGGACGTTTCGACATTGGAGGCTAAACTTCTACTTCATATAGTCGAACGCCTTCATAATCCCAACCCCGGGACATCATTTCTTCGGCCTCTTCGACTGTGATAAGTTCTACCTTAAATATTTCATTGACAATGTCAATGTACCGCTGTTGCGCTTCCTTTTCATTATCAAATATTTCCGGGTCCCCGGGCATTCCACCGGCTTCGCGCTGTATAATATATCTTGTCTCAGACATAAATCCAACGCTCGCCACATTCCATAACGACCCTATCGTGCTTATAACAAGCTGTTTTTGTTCTTCCTGGTCAATCACATTACCATCAATATCCTGTGTTCGTAATTCGATCGCCACTACATACTTTTTTGTCTTCATCTTTTTGCCTCCTGTTTTTTGGTGTTCTCTTTCCGTTTCACGCTGTAATAGATTGCGTACAACTTTGACATGCTCATCAGGTGAAACTTGCGCCCGTCATTCGGATAGCGCTTTTTTAAAAACCTATACACTTGAATTGTTGACGGCATTTATCCACTTCCTTTTTGACTTCCTTTACTCGATTGGCTTCCCTCTTCAGTGAATGCGTAGCCAACGCACCCAGACGCCGACGGGCGAGCCTGTCGCCCCGGGACCCTGCAACCCGCAGGGGTCGGCGTTTCTGGCTATTCCATAAGCCGGGCCCACTCGTCGGACCATTCCCAATTAGTCCAATAACTGTCGGAATTGTCTCCGCCTATGTCATACGCTTCCCGGTCGACTTCGTCGGTCGCCTTGTGCAAACATTCATCACTACAATAATATGCTTGACCCCCGCCTATGCAATAGCCTTCTTGCATAACTTTTCCGCATTCGTCGCAAATACGAATGAAGTCACTTTCCTCGATTTCGTTCTCGGTCTCTTCTTTGATGTCGTCAACTTCTGATTGTTCGTAATACTCGCCGTCAATCTCTTCCAGTTCTGCGCCGTCAAGCCAATCACTGAACCCGCAACGGTACGCGATAGGGTCGAGTTCTTCCAATACGCGCGACGCGTCAAAAGTAATCGACCCGATACGGATTTCTCCGCTTACCTCGTCGAGCATTTCGTCATAGCGCTTGTTAGCGTTTACGGGCGTCAATTCTTCCTTGACGCGCTCCTCGACTCTTTTGTCAAATAATTCTTGCCTCGTCATGTCTTTGCCTCCTTTGTTTCCTGTCGTTTTGTCTGCCTCATCAGTGGCCCGGAAACACCCGGACCAGACGCCCCGGAGGGCGTTTCGGCCTATTTACCACGGAAAGCGTCCAATAACTGAGCGGACGCCCGCGAGACTTCGCCGTCTTTAAACTCCACAAAAAGACCGTTCGGGAAGTAGTATTGTATTACTTCTTTGCCTTCTTCGTCCTTTGTTACCTGTGCGATCATGCCCGCACTTGTGCCGTACCCGCTCCCCGCGGTCGCGTACACCGTGAAGACGTCAGCGTCTTTGTCCTCGTAATAACTGCCCTCGACCCTTACGCCGGACCGCCAACCGTTACAGCGTGTCGTTATACCGCTTGTCTTGTGCCCGAGCCTTGACGCTTCTGACCTGTTTCCCTGAACTGTTCCTCTAAACTGTGCCATTTTGTTGCCTCCTTCGGGGTCTGCTGACCCTCATTTGTGTTGTGGCTTGCCTCATCAGCGCGCCAGTAGCCAACCGACGCGGACCCCGCAAAGCGGGGTTTCGGCCCTTAAAACTCGGTATTTTCGAGTTTGTCAAGGTGTTTCCGGCAGAGATATTGAGACGGGCCGCCGTCCCGGTCCGCGGTGTTATAGATTACGAACTCAGCCGGACAGTTGTGCCCCTCTTCCGCGCACTCGTCGCAGGTGTAGCCCTCTTCCCTGTCTACCTCCTCCCAATGGGTGAGCGCCCCGTCTATCGCGCTGAACAGTTGCCAAAACTGCCCGGCGCTAAAGGTCTGCACCTCTCCGGCGTGGCCGTATTCCTCCAATATCCGCGCGTGTGCTTCCTCTTGATAGATAGCGCGTGCCATGTGGACGCTAAACGTCCCGCGTTTGTTATCAAACACTAAACTATAGAAATTTTCAAGGTCAACACCTTCCCGGTCGAAGTAGTCGCAAGACTCGACTATGTCGGTGCTAAACCTTTGCGCCTCGGCGCAGGTGTCGCGGTGTGAACAGTTTTTGCAAATCGTATCAGCCATTTTGTTGCCTCCTTTTTTGTTGCCGTTCATGTCTTTTTGCCTTTTTGGCAAGCTGTATTTTCTCTTCTCCTCATTTGGTGCGCCTTTCCGGCGCTTCGCTTCTCTGTTTTATTTGTTCTTATTTGTCGAGTATCTCTATAATCAATTATACACTAAAATAGCGAAATGTCAAGTATTTATTTGAATATTTGTTTTGTTGTGTATATTTAAATGTGTAATGATTACGAATGAGAAGTCATATAAGTATTTTTGAGAGGTATGTATATACCTATAGGGTGTATGGTACATCATCCAACGGCGGAGGGTCTAAAGGTGGGAGAGTGTTCAAAGAAAAGTTTCCGTGTTCTCATTCGTAATCATTACACATATCGACATTTGAAACATCCCTTTGACCTGTTGTATATGTTAAGTTATGACATGATACCGGGCACACGTTGAGCGGTTGTATCGTTGTATTATCACATCATGTCAATACTTAACATTTGAAACATGGGGAGAGGATGACATCATACACCATGACGGCGGGCGCTCGCTCCTTATGGATTATTTTACACCCCCACCCCCCCTTAAATTTTTGGCGTGGCGAACCCTCCACCGCCACGCGCGCGAATTTAAAATAGTAAATAAGTCTCTCCATCCTCTCGCTCATAAAAATCCAGGTATCCTCTCACTCACAAAATCTCTTAATGATCTACCCGGGCATTCAACTTCCGTCATAGACGTCACCCCACCGGGTCAAAGATTCCGACCACTTCCGTCATAGATGTAATTTTTCAATTAACTTAATATAGAATAAAAATTTTAAAAAATTTGACAAAAGGGTATATATCATGTATAGTTAACGTGTATAAGGAATTAGCATAAATTTTTAGACAGTTAAGCTGTTCAGGCGTTAATATCATCAGACATTCACAAACCCACAAGGAGGGAAACATGGCAGAAAAATCATGGAAAGACGGAACGGGCGAAAGTCCAACACCCGTGGCGGATAGAAAGGAAGATTTGCTTCACTATCCGTTTCTTATCAGAGTCTTGGTGACGTTCACCAAACTCAACGATCAATCAAAAGAGACGAAGTACAAAGAAGAAGTTATTTTCAAGCTCGATCAGCATTCAGCGAAAATGCCCTGGTATGTTCTCAGAAATTACACTGTTCCAAAATATCTCGTTGACAGATACGGACCAGAAGAAGTAGGTTGGCAGAGAATTTATGAGATAAAAATTCTCAAGCTCATCAACAGGAACGATCCGAACGACATAACGGACATACCTTTGAGGGTGATGACGTTGGAACAGCTCGCGAAGTATTGCAAGAAGTGGGACCTCGGCGTAGATGTTTATGAATTTTATTCCGTCGAAAAGGCGCGTGAAATGGTGGCGCTCAGGGAGGAAGATGAAAAGGGTTATCAAAAACATCTTGCGGAGTATAGAGAGGGTAAACAGCGATCCTATCCGGAACTGGACAAAATGCGCGGCGACGGTAAAGCAGAAGTCGCTGACACTGATGAGTTTCTCGAATTGGAATCGAAGACTGAGGAAGAATCGCTTCCAAAAAAGAGCAAGCCGTCAGAAGTGGCAGAGCCGTCGGAAGTAGAGAAAGAGCTTCTGAAAGGGAAAGGCGCGACAGGTCCTACAACGGGCGCGGCGCCGATAGTTTCGGGCGCGGGGACAGTAAACACGCCGAGCGTTCCAGGGGGCCCGGCAGAAGAGAAAAAGGAAAGTAAACCAGGCGATCCGTTCGCGGGAATATAAATGAGGAGAGCTCCGGTTCAAGCCGGCAAAGGAGGGGCAGAGCCTCCTTTCATTTTTTAATAAGGAGAGAAGATGACTGATCCTTTTGCTCCTCAGCCTGTCGAGACAAAAGAACTCACGGATGAGGATATATATTTTACCAAAGTAGACCGACGCGGGAACGTCACGAAGTTCAAGATGGAATCGGGGGTGCCTGTCAAAGTTGAGGATCTTGGTAATGTAAAGGACATCTTCACGACAGCGATACACGAAGCGGCAATGCTTACTCCGGAATCTTTGAAGACTCTTGATTTTGGAGGAATGTCACACATAAAAATAGCCGCAATAAAAATAGCGGTCTTCGCCGCGGCCGGGGACTTGAAGTCAGCTCAAGAACTTTTTGATCGCGTCCTGGGTAAACCAAAACTCATATCTGAAAATACAAATCTCAACCTTACGATCGATGATGTTTTAAATGGTATTCAGGGAAAGAAAGGGGAGGTTATCGATGTCGAACATCATGTCGAAGATTGATTACCTTCGTGACAACTTGCCTGAATATGCTCAACGGTTTATCAGGATCCGTCCTAAATCTGGAGGAAGGACCGTTCCTCTGGTTTTTAATAAAGCCCAGATGATGTTACATAATTTTATTGAGGACATACGTAAAGCGGGACAGCTCGTTCGTGTATGTGTTGTGAAAGGAAGACAGCAAGGCGTCAGTACATACACGGCCGCGCGTTTCCTCCACAAAGCGTCACTCAATTTGGGTGTGAGTGTTTTTATACTCGCGCATATTTCAAAGTCTACTGATTATCTTTTCGATATGGTGAAAAGAATGTATAGTAATTTACCTGATCCCCTGCGGCCCGGCATAGAACGATCCAATAAAAAAGAATTAAAATTCGGACGGATCGATTCAGAATATGGTCTGGGTACCGCGGGGGCACAGGACGTTGGGAGAGGGATGAACCCGCAACTTCTTCATTTGTCAGAAGCCGCGTTCTATGGGAACACGGACGATCTGTCAACCGGTCTTATGCAAGGAGTCGCGACAGATTTAAAAACGGAAATTATCATGGAGTCCACCGCGAATGGTGTGAACAACATGTTTTATAATCTCTGTATGAAAGGGACCGATCCGAACGCACTTACTCGATACAAAACACTTTTCATTCCCTGGTACATACAGGATGAATATAGAGAAACCCCTCCCTCACGATTTAAGCCTACGACAGAAGAACTGGAACTCATGGAGATCTACAACCTGAAAATTGACCAGATCTTCTGGCGTAGGCGAAAATTGGAGGATGAGTATAATGGAGATCTATGGAAATTTTTACAGGAGTATCCATGCTGTCTGGCGGAAGCGTTCCAGTCAACAGGGAACACGCTTATCAAGCCGGAGTATGTGGCTACTGCGCGGAAAAATCAAGCGTACTTTGACGCTTTCGCTCCTATGGTTATGGGAGTGGATGGAAGTGGAGAAGGTGCTGACCGCACTGTCCTCGTTGTCCGTCAAGGACGACGAATTGTTGAATACGAAGTATACACGGACCCGGTCAAGCCAATGCGGCTTGCGGGAATCGTCGCGCAAAAAATAGATCAACTTGGATTAGATATGGTTTTTCTCGATGTTGCTTATGGATATGGCTGTCGAGATCGCCTGGCGGAAATGGGTTATGGCGCGAAGACGATGGCCGTTCCTTTTGGGTCCGGAGCTCTTATGCCGGAACTGTATCGAAACAAGCGCGCGCAGATGTATGGATTTATGAAAGATTGGTTTGAAGAGGGAGGAGTGAGTATACCGGACGAAGACATATTCGCAAGAGACCTGCTCATGGTACCAGGATTTGAAAGAACAACGTCGCGTGGATTACTCACTCTCCCTCCGAAAGAAAAGATTAAAAAAGATAACGACGGGATCTCTCCGGACATCGCGGACGCTATGGCTTTGACCTTTGCTTTTCCAGTTAAGGCAAGGACCACTGCTTCGCGGATCCAGGTGGCAACACCTTCGGTTGTCCGGGCTCGTAGTCCTTTTAGAACGCGGAGACTCGCGGAAAAATTTGTTCGTCGGGATAAGCCGAGTGAACTGTATATTAAAAATTAAGGAGCTGTTTGTGTGAAAATACGACCTATGGAAGAAAGAGATTTCGCGATCGGTGTTGAGTTGATTTCTCAGTTCAATACCGAGTCTCTTGGTGAGTATGGCAATTATTTGGAATTGGACAGATTAATGGAAATATTCCGAAAAATATGGCATACTTCTTTTGTAGTGGAAGTAAATGAAAAAGTGGTAGGGTTGTTTGTCGGTCATATTGTCCAGGACTTTTGTAGTAAGCGGCCGGTATATGAAGAGGTTGTTTGGTACGTTAGTTTAGGGTTTCGGAAATATGGGCTGAAACTTTTTCATCATGTGCAGGACTGGTGTAAAGCACAGGGTATTGAGCGTATGACAGTTTGTTGTATGCACAACAGTAAGACAGAGAAGCTCTTTAGGTTATATGATAGACTTGGTTTCAAATCTATGGAAACAAGATTTATCAAAGAGCTTAATTAAAAAAGGGGGTTGGTTATGCCATTATTTACAGCAATCGGAACAGCGTTGGGGGCTTCGGCGGCCACAGCGTTTAGTGTTGGTGTAGGAGCGACGGCTGTAGCGGCCGGAGCGGGAGTTGCCGCGTATGGAGCGGCCGGTGGTTTTGATTCAAAGTCGGGGGACAGTCGAGTACAGGTATCGACAGACACCGGTACGTTGACTGATGAAGAGGCAATGACAGACGCAAGAAAAAGAGCATATAGGTCCGGGATCCTTTTTACTTCACCAACAGGAACGGGCTCGAATCCTGAAACGGCGAGTGCTCGTTTAACATAAAGGTGGTGACAAATGGCGGATAAAATACAAGAGAACGGTACGTTACTCGAAAAACTAAAACGAGCTCGTACCGGTTATCAAACAGCGAAGGTGAATTTTAATAATCAATATTCACAACTCTCTGTTTATTTTTATCAGATTCAATCTGATTATCAGGTCTATACACCACAGATAATTCAGGGGCAGTTTGAAAACGACGGAAACATTAATGATAACGCCGGCGCACGTAGCGCGAAACTTATGGCGTCCGCGTTAATGGGAATGACCTGGAAAAATGAAAAAGGAACTTTTAGGATTATTCCTTCAAAAATGCTTCCGGATAATAAAGGGGTGAAAGTATATTTTGATTGGCTGACAACAGGACTTGCTACATATATGGAACGGCCGAAATCACGACTTACCGCTTCATTGTTTAAAACGATTCTTGAAATGGTTGTGTATGGTACTTCCGGAATGGTCGCACAAAAAGGAGACTATTCCAGTCCTCTCAGTTATTTCAATAAATCGATTCTTTCCTTTTATATCGGATATGATAAAAATGGAGAGATCCGGGAGCTGTTTATCGATTACAATTTTTCTGCGGAAGAACTTTGGGATCGATATGGAGCGGCCGCCGGGGCTCAGGTAAAACAGGCTGTTCAAAATAACGATCATACAAAACGCTTTGTTGTATGTGAAGCTATTCGTCCGCGGTCCCCGGAACAGACACGTAATAAAAAAGGGAAGATGGGAATGCCTTATTCGGCGGATCTTTTTATGCCGAACGAAAACAAGTATCTTGAATCTGGGGGATATGAGTCTTTACCACTCAAGGTTCTTTTCTATGATAAACTGGAATATGAATCTTATGGTCGTGGCCCAGGTATGGACGCACTGCCAACGGTTGTCCAGAAAAATATAGCGAATGAGATCTTGGCGCTTGGCGGAGAGTTAACAGCTCAACCCGCACTTGGTATGTTTGATAATGGGTCTCTCGCCGGTTTGGCTGTAGATCTTTCTGGTGGTGCATTGAATGTGTTCAATGTATCCGGGACCATACCAACAGAGAAACCTATCTTTCCATTATTTGAGGTAGGAGATCTTCGCGTGATGTATGAATGGGCTAAACAACTTGATGAAAATATCGCGGGTTATTTTCTTTTGGATAAACTATATGATCTTCAGACAAAACAGCGGATGACTTTAGGAGAAGCTATCATGCGTGAACAGATAAGATCTGACGCGCTTTCTCCTATATTTACACAGATCATGTCTTTTCTGGAAGAGATAATTACTCGTTCCGTAGATATTTTATATGGAATGGGGTTAGCGGGAGTCGCGGATCCAAATGATAAAAACAATCCGCAAGTTAAAGAACTTCTCAAAAACGGGATACAGCCAGTACAGATTCCGGCAGAGGTTTTAAAAGCGCAGATGAGCGGAATGGATTGGTATGATATTGAGTTTATTTCTCCGGCCGCCAGGATAATGAATAACGAAGAACTTGCAAGTACCTTGAAGTTTATTTCTGTTATGGGAGAAGCCGGAGCAATAAGCCCGGAATTTATCGATGTTATTGATCCTGATGGAACCGCTGAGAAATTGAAAAGACTAACAGCTACGGATTCAATCGTAACACGAACACCGGAAGAACGAAAAATGATCCGTAAGAATAGAGCCGCGGCACAGATGGAAATGGCTAAGATTGAGGCTAATGCAAAAGTAGCGGCCGCCAATCAAGCTAATGCGCAAGCGGCCGCCGCGCAGAGCGGAGCTGTTCGTAATATGGCAGAGGTAGGAGCCGGACAATAAAGGAGGCACCAACATGGCAGAGGATAAAAAAGACAAACAACCTTTTAGCAGAGCGAGTGTAGCTCAGAAAAGAAAAGAAGCTCTGGAAGAATATGAAAAAAAGGTTGACGAAATGCGTAAGACGCTTGAGTCTGTGGCTTCAACACCTGAAGGGGAAAAGTTTTTTAGGTATCTTTTTCTTCTATGCGGAGGTGACACAGATTCCGTTCGACGTACAAAAGAAAATCGGATTGATACGGAAGAAACACTTTTGGTATTAGGTGCTAAAAGTGTGTATGAGAGGATACGCTTTGGATTATCTTCTGATACGATAGCGAAGATTGAAAGACATAATTGGGAACAATAATAAAAGGAGGAACCAACATGACAGGACCCGGAGCAGGATCTACAGGCGGAGCAGGATCTACAGGCGGCGCACCTATAGGTGCCGCGCCAACAGGTGCAACAGGCGCAACAGGAAAAATAGACCCTCGTTTACAGACAGGAGGAACAGGACCGTCAGGTCCAAAGAATAAAGATTTTATTATTCCGGATCGCTATAAGAATGAGCCCTGGGCTAAAGAGGTCAAAGATTTTAATGACCTATGGCACCGTATGGCGAGCGCTCAGAAACTTATAGGAAAGGATAAGATCCCTCTTCCCGGTGAGAACGCTACACAAGAAGAGCTTGACTCTTTTTATTCTAAACTTGGGCGTCCTGAAACTGCGGACGGATATGAGTTTAAAAGTTCTGAGAACACCAAAGACATTCCTCGTAATAAAGAAATGGACAGCAAGATGAAAAACATCTTGTTCAAATACGGCCTCCCTAAAAAAGCCGCTGAAGGAATAGTCTCAGAATACGAAGAGGTTGTTTATGATCTAACCAGACCCGCGGTTGAGGCAAGTGCGAAACAGAATGTTGATTTTCAAAAACTCGCGGATGAAGTTTTAGGTGAGGACAAAGCGGCCGCGATGAATGCTTTTATGAGTGTAATGCGAGAAGCTCTGGGTGAAAAAGCCTATTTGGCTGATAAGATAAAAGGAATGTCAAACGATGAGTTGCTTCCTCTTATTGTTTTTGGGAAACATATTTATGATACCTATTCTGGAGAAAGTAGGGTCATAAATAGGCCCGGGCCTAAAGGCGATTTGACCGGAGATTTAAGGTCTGATTTTCAGACGTTATCTCAGCAAAAGCGCATGATAAAAGCTGATAAGAATATGCCTGAGCATATTAAAAAGATGAAACTTTCTAATATCAATACACAAATGATGAAAATAGGAAATCAAGCAGACGAAAAAGGAATTAACCTATTTTCGTAAAATATTTGACATTAGAAAAAATATAAGGTATAGTTGAGGTAAATTATAACGTCCGTAACAGAGCGGGTATCGGCGTCGCCGTCCGACTTAAACGGGTATCGTTAATAGAGTAAATTTATTGACTAACCCTAATAAGGAGGAATATCATGGCGAGAAACGATTATGCGGGCGTGGAAACAGTCCTTAAAGATGATTACCTCGGTAATCTGTTGAAAATTCCACAGCAAGAAGAGACACGGCTTTTCGGCGGCTTCTATCCAGAAGTTACGGTCGAAGGCAAACAGCTCTATATTGACGGGATCGCTCCTGTTGATTATAGGGTGGACAATTCCTATAATGCCAATTCCCAGGGTGTTTCGGCTAACTACTTCCGTAGAAAGCTCGACACCGACAGGATGATTATAGAGGTTGATTACGACGAACACTGGTTCCGTAAGACGACTTCTTCCAATCCATCCGCTCTTATCACAGAGGAAATGATGAAAGCGTCTTATCGTTTTCTTGATAAGGTAGGTATAAACGCCGCGGTTGCGACGGTATACTACGGGGAAAAAGGCGATACAGCTCTGTCTTTCGCGAATGATGGTGGTCTTACCCTGGACGCAACGGGTGGTATCACGATCGATCTTCTGAGAAAGATAAACCACAGGTTCACCGGTACGGAAGTTGTATCTCCAAACGGGATGAACAATGTGAAGTTTGTCATCACGGAAGATGAGCAGTATGACATGGGCGGTATTACACAGTTGACATCGTGGCAATTCCAGTCTGTGTATCCTTCAAACGCGATGGCTATGCCTAATGAGTCTGGTTTCGGTAGACAGCTTGGTATGATGAACGTGACGTTCGGAGCCCAGGCCGCAACCGGAAAGATGTTGAATGAGGCTTCCGGAACGAGAGACTGTCTCGCTATGGCGAACAGTGCGCTTGTTTATGGTATGGCAAGCGATGGCGTACAGTTTGAGATCATACCGCTTAAAGAGACTAAGATCTCTACCGTAAGGTTGAGACTTACTCTGACCGCGGGTGCTGTGAGAACGAACGGTAACAATGTTATCAAGTTCCAGACCACAGTGAAAGATCCATCTGTATTTTATGCTTAATAGATAACAGGCGGGAGCGTGTCGCTTCCGCCTTAGTTATTTATATAAAATAATCGAAGGAGAGCACGATGGCCGATAATACATTAGATCTTACGTTTAAAAAGACGTCTGAACTCGCGGCGGGTACAGGTGCGGCGGCCAAAACCGATAAGTTCGTTATGATTGATCCGGCGGACGGGGATAACCCGAAAACTCGGACGATTCAGGATATAGTGAACTTGGTTACGGGCGCCGGCTCTACTGGACCTACCGGGGCAACCGGAGTGACCGGGGCAACCGGAGCGACCGGGCCTTCAGGACCGTCTGATGGTACAGGGCCGACCGGGGCAACAGGACCTACAGGACCTACAGGATCTACGGGTTCTACTGGTTCAACTGGCCCAACCGGAGCGACCGGCTCTACTGGACCTACCGGGGCAACCGGAGCGACCGGGGCAACCGGAGCGACCGGGCCTTCAGGACCGTCTGATGGTACAGGGCCGACCGGGGCAACAGGACCTACGGGTTCGACCGGAGCAACTGGTTCGACGGGGGCTACTGGCCCGACCGGCGGAACAGGAGCGACAGGTCCTACCGGAGCAACTGGTCCTACCGGAGCGACAGGCCCTACAGGTGCAGGTAGTACCGGAGCAACTGGTCCTACTGGACCTACAGGTCCTACCGGTACAGGCAATTTGATTGCCGCTCAGGTAGAGGTAACTTTAGCTGAGTTGAATACCGGAAAGACGATTGTTGCGGCAACGCCGGGCAGTCAGATTGTCGTTACAGACTTTAACATCGTTTGTGACGGAAACTTCTCAGGTTTGACATCTATGGAGCTCGAAGATGAAAGTGGTACAGTGAACGTCTGCTCGATTGGTCAGAGTATGTTAGACGATAATCGAGTAATCACAAAAGACATAGACCCGCCACAGATCTCTCTTGGTGTGGGTATGGCTGAAGGTCTTACAGTGAGTGAGGCCCTTGTGATTTCAAAGACGGGAAGTGCGGCAACTGGCGGTACGAAACTGACCGTTGTTGTTTCGTACTTTTTGGTGTAAAAGTTCAACCTTAACAATAGGAGGAAAATAAAATGGCTGTAGTCGATTTAACAACGTATAAGACGACCGACAACACTCCGATTGACGCTGTAGTTGTAGCTGGCGCTGATTGTCTTGAAGTGATCGCGAAAGCGAACATAACAAGCGGAGACAGTGCGACGTCGATTTACCGGATCGCCGAGATACCTTCTAACTATGTTCCGGTTGGCGGAGAAATTACTTGTGACGCGCTCACAGGTTTGGACGACGTTGACCTGGGTCTCTATGAGACTGAGGAACATGGCGGAGGAGTTCTTGATGTTGACGCGCTTGTTGATGGTGGAGATCTTACCAGTGCTCTTGCACCTGGTAGCGGGCTCAGCCCGATTTCCGCTGTCACTATCGCCAATCAGGACGCGGCTCTTCATTCACTTGTAAGTGATGTTTGCAGTGAAAGACAGAGCTACGTGCTTGCTTTGACGATAAACAAGGACGCGGCCGCGACAGGTGTTGTGTGCGTAAAACTTCGCCTTGTCCGTAGAGAACTGAAAGCGGCGTCTTAATAAGTTCCAAAGGGAGAATGTCTGATGTCATGTTGGGCGGAGGAGCCGAAAGGCTCTTCCGCTTCTCCCCAAAAAAGGAGAAGGTATGAGTGTAGCCAATGCAAAAACTGACATCGTTAATTTAGCCTTTGATATTATTAAGACAGAAAACATTAACGATGTAGAAGTACCCGGGGATGATAAAGCGGCGGTAGTTGCTGATAGATGGTATGACGATCTGCGGCAGACAGCTTTAGAGGGATTTCCCTGGGTTTTTGCGTCTACAAGAAAAGCTATTCCCCTTAATGCTACCGCGCCTGATTTCGGTTTTGATGACGCATATGTGCTTCCCGCAGATTATATTTCTTTAAGTTTTATTAAGTATTGGGACTATCCTCTTTCAAAATGGAACTATATGATAGAGAATGGAAACCTTTATATTGATAACGGAGGTGCAGAGTCTTTAGATATTGGATATGTTTTCGATCAGACTGAAGTGACAAAATTCAGTCCATCTTTTAAAATCTATTTCGCTTATTGTATAGCGGAAAAAATTGTTTTTAAACTTACCGGTAATGTCGCCTTGCAAAAGCGAGTGCAGGATGGAAAAAAAGTAGCACAGGTAGAAGCTAAAGCAAATAACGGGAAGGTTAACCCCCCGGTAGCGTATAGACAGAGCAAATTGCTTCAGGGACGGAGGCTCTACGGAGGATCCCGGACAACCGGTTTATACACGGGGCAAAATGGCAGGACTTAATCTTCCTATATATGATTTTCGTAATGGGATCTTGACGCCTAAATTAATGGGGCGTCCAAATTTGGATCTCTATAAAAGCGGTGTTTTGACCGGTGATAATTTTTTAACTCAGTTACACGGACCTACCGAATATCGTCCAGGATTTTTATATTCCCGAACTACTCGAAGAAACAACGTAGCTCATTTTATTCCTTTTACTTTTTCAGACGATCAAGCATATATACTTTCTTTTACAGAAGGGTACATGCGTATTTTTACTAACGGTGGTGTAGTTACCGAAGACGCGTTGGATATTAGCGGTATAACTCAAGCATATCCGGGAGTCTTAACAGTAGTAGGACATTCTTATGTAAATGGGGATGAGGTTTATATTGACGGCTGTGTTGGTATGGATGAACTTAATGGTCGTTTTTTTCTTGTGGCCAGTTCTCCGGATCCGGGAGTTTCTGAACGTAATTGGACTTTTTCCAATGGAGCAAACTATACCTATAATGCCGCATTGATAGAGGTAACTGGTGGTGTCGCAAAACTGGTGAACGTACCTCCATATTCCACTGCCGATCCTACGATAGAAACTAAAACTGGTTTCGCTTTTATTGCACCTTTAGATGAGTTTGTGGAGACCTCTACAAAACCGGCCAATACTGAAATTACTTATATTCTTTCGACAGATAATGGATTGAACTATCAATATTGGGATGGCGCTTCATGGGTAGCCAGTGACGGCACGTATGCACAGAGTAATACTGCGGCAACGATCCATGCAAATATAGCGTCTTTTTCTGGAAGTGGTACTTTGAAGGTCAAGGCTTTTTTACATACTTCAGATAGCGCGGTTACTCCGCAGTTGAATAACATTAAGGTGTCTTTTACAGCACCCGCTTCAAACACTTTTACATTGACAGATCAGGACGGAAATCCTATTGACACCTCAGCCTTTGACGCATATGTGGGAAGTGGTACAGTTGCACGGGTATATGAGATAGAGTCGCCATATGAAGAAGCAGATCTTAAACAGTTAAAGTTCGCTCAGAAAGCGGACGTTATGTATATAGATCACCCATCTTATGCGCCTCGAAAATTAATTCGATATGGGGACGGAACATGGACGCTTGGTACATATGAACGTACCGCGGATCCTTTTGACCAGGGGACAATAACTAATATATCTAATGCCAGTCCAGGACAGGTGACAACCAGTAACGAGCATAATTTGATAACAGGAGATTCTGTATTGTTGGAAGATATTACCGGAATGACGGAATTGAATCACATTCTTTTTACTGTCACTAAAATCGATGATTATAATTTTACTATTGGTGTGGATACGACAAGTTACTCTCCCTACGTATCTGGAGGGGTATCTTTGCTTGATGGAAATGCTCCGGCCGCTGTAGGGTTTTATGGCGGGCGTCTTTTTCATGGTGGTAGTTTAAATGATCCAGATTATATTTTTGGGTCTATGTCTCCGGATCTAACGGATGGATCTACTCGATATGATAATTTTACGGTAGGGAGTAGTGATGACAATGCGGTTTGGTATCCTTTAACTTCTGCGTCCACTTCTTCTGTTGATAGGGTAAGATTTTTTGCAGGGACCCGTCAGTTCTTGGCGGTAGGGACTTATGCCGGTATGTTGAAAGTTAACGGAGGATCTGATTCTGTTCCTATCTCTGGGACAGCTATTGAATCTTTTCCTGTTGATAGTTTTGGTGTAGCGGATATGATGCCTGTAAATTTTGGTACCGATATTTTATATGTTCAACGTGGTGGTGAAGTAGTTTTCAGTTTTAAATATAATATTATCAATGATGGTTTTAAATCGAAAGACGAAACCATACAATCAGATGAAGTCGCTGAAAATGGAATTATTCAAATCGCGTATCAGCAGGGAAATCCGAATCAGATTTGGGGAGTTACAAATGCCGGACGATTATTAACTTTTGTGTATAATGCTGATGAAGGAATCTCTGCCTGGAATCGACAGATCATCGCCGCGGAAGGAACTGTTTTAACTGTAGCCGGTCAACCGCAAGAGGATAATAAAGATAGGGTATGGATTGCAGTTGAACGTGAAGTTGATGGGGTTACACGTCGATACGTTGAGTACCTGGCAAAAAATCCTCGAATACCAGAACGAACAGATATTTATTCCGGGGACTCAGCTGACGATAAAAGTGCGGATGATTTGAAATATAGAAACCTTATGTTTTATGCTCAGAAACGTCAAGTACATTTAGACAGTGCTCTTGAATTAGATACTACTGTAGAAGATATAGATGTCACTCCGGCCGCTGTGACTGGTACTGATATTGATTTTGGATCCAGTGCGTCTATATTCAGCTCTTCAGATATAGGACGTAGGATTGTTGTGAAACATCTTACTGGTACTGAACAGGGAATCGCCGAGATAACTGAGTATGTCTCTGAGACATTAGTTAGATGTAAAATTTTACAGGATTTTGAAAGCACTGATACAATCGCAAGAGGTACTTGGTATTTTACTCAGGACACCATTTCGGGTCTTGGACATTTAGAAGGAGAGACAGTTTCGATAATAGCTGATGGAGGTATCCATCCAGACTGTGTTGTAGAGGACGGAGGGATTACATTAGACTATCAGGTAACTTATGCAATTGTGGGTCTTTTTTATTACGGTCGAGTTCAGACCATGCCTTTAGAGCTTTTATTGTCCACTGGTATAACACCTGGAAAACTGAAATCAGTGACAAAAATTAATTTAATGTTCCGGAAAAGTATGGGCGTTTCTTATGGGACAGATCCGTATAATATGCAACGCATTGCTTTTAGAAGAGGCGATCAATATACTGATAGACCTCCTCTTCTTTATACTGGAGTTCGTGAACAAAGTGGTTTTGATTTGTACGCTGAATGGCGTACTATGTGGGTTATTCAGACCGTTCCGTATCCATGTACTTTGGTCTCTTTGATAATGGATATGGACGTTAGTGAGGAGACATAATATGAGTTTATTATTAGCAGGGGCGGCGATAAGTGCGGTTGGCCAGATCTATTCGGGGATTACATCTGCGACGGCGGCCAATCGGCGAGCGTCAGATTTGCGACTCGAAGGAGATATTTATGCGGCTGAATCTTTAAGGACCGCTAATATTATTGAAGAAGAGGGTCAAAAATTTGCGGCGTCTCAGTCTCTTCAATATATAGGAGCGGGAGTACAATTAGGAGGATCAGCACTTATAACAATACATCAGACGAAAAAATACGCAGAAGCGGAAGCAAACGCTGTTCGAGCGCAAGGAAAAGCTAAACAAGATCTGGCGTATGAGTCCGCTGATGTTACCGAAAATGAAGGACGAGCGTCTCTTATAAGCGGGATTATTGGGGGAACAACTTCTTTTTTAAACGTATTGGGTGAGAAATAAAGGGGTAAAATGGGTAAGATTAATGAGTATCAGCGAAAACAATTAGTATCGAGTGCGGTAGGAACCGCGCCTGTAGATCGTTCAGGACAGGTGATAGGGGGAGCAATAAATCAGTTAGGCTCTACTATTACTGCGGAAGCCCGAAGACGGGATACCTATGATACTATACAGGCTAATTCCGCAGTTATGGAGTTTGGTTTGGCTTTTCAGCGTTTGAGTTCCGCGGAACAAGCGCGTATGTCAGCTAATCCCGCCGGATACGCCGATAAGATAATGGAAGATGGTACTGAACTTGTTAATACTTTTTCTGAGAATATTCAAGACGAAGGTGTTCGTGAAAAGTTTTTGGAAAGTGCTAATACTATTTTACGTGCCGGAGTTTTTCAGGCTGAAAAATGGGCTGAGCAGAAAAAAGTTTTGAATGTAAAAGCGTCCGCTGAGAAATCGATCAGTATGGGAACTATAATGACCGGTCAAGCTAACGGGGTGGAACAGCTTAAACAGAGCATAGCAACAGTTAAAGAAATGGCGCTTACTGAAGTACCTCCGGAGATCATGTCGACCAAAGACGCGGAAGAATATATCTCTAAAAATATGGGAGGAGTGCTTGATACTTATTTTGTTAATCAGGCGTACGATAATCCGGAACAACTTGAGCAAGATCTTCTGGCGGGTAAGTATGATGATGTTGAATATTTCACTCAAGAAATGAAAGATAAATATGTTAAAGCGGCGAGAGCCCGGGTAAAACAGGTAGACTCTGAAGTTAAGGCCGCTCAGACAGAAAACTTTGGTCAGCTATCTCTTCAGTTTATGGAGGGTAATCTATCTCTTGCGCAGGTTGACGCGGCCTGGGCCGCGCGAGATACAAACCCCATGCAAAGTATTACAACTGGACAAAAAGGAAGACTTTATGATGGTATTATAAAACGTATGGATCGTGAAGCAGGAAAGATAAAATCAGCTCATCCTAATGCGGCGCAGTATATAGATCTTGTTTATCGAACTTTTGATAATAGAGTGGATCAGGCCCAGGCATTAGAAAAAGTTATTGACGTATGGGCTGATGACGAAGCGTCTCCGGATGAACTTAAATTTTTATCTAACCTTAAAGCCAATCTTCAAGAGGTACATACCGCTCAGAAAGCGGATGGATGGTTTAAGGGAGTACAGACTATAAGTAATAAAGTATATAGAATGTGGTCGGATCTTAAACATGGGTCATCTAAAGAAGCGGATTATTTACGAGACCTTGTGCTTCAGGCTCAAACAGGAATACCGGCGGAAGTTGCGACTAAAAATGTTGTGGATAAAATGAACCGAGATAAAGTTCTTGACGATAATCCGAATCTTATCACTTACGAAGATCCGGTAATGGCGTCTTATGAGCAACAGGCATACAATCAGCTGAAAGCCAATGGGTATAAGGTAGATGATAAAAGAGTAAAAGCGTTGGCAGAAGCGCTAAGGAATGCAGATGGCAGAAAATAATGTAGATCTCTTAGAAATGTTTGGCCCTCCGGATAACGGAACGGTTACACAAAATGAAGACGGTACAGAAACCGTCTCCAATGTAATTACGTCTACGCCGGATCAGGTAGATCTGGGTGCGATGTTTGGGGAGCCAGACGCACTTCCGGAAGGATCTATATTATCTGATATTCCTGAATTAAGGGCCGCTCCTAATTATGGAAAACGGGCAGATGGTACGAATAAAGGCCGTGGATTTTTAGGTGAGTTAAAAACTTCGGATGGGAAAGTGGCTACGGAACTATCTATAGGGGTTGAGTTCGATGGAAAACCGGAACGAGAGATCCCATTATTAGTTCCTACGTTGACTCAAGATGAAGTGGACAGTCTTTTGGCCGGGAATGCCCCATCTGACGATATTATAATGAAAGCTGTTACTCATGCGCGGGGTCGTATAGCGGAAGGTAAATCTGTTTTTGCTGAAAATGAAATGCCAGTTTCAAACTTAGAAGCGTTTCAAAAACGTGTTGAAATGTTCACTGATGATCTTATGGTTGGGGTATATGGGAGAGATCAACTTCAGGAATTTCAGGAGAGCGCAAAGAAAATAGATTTTTTTATGAGTCGAGCACCGAGGATCGCTTTAATGTATGTAGCACCTTTATATGCAGTGGCATATGAAGCTCTTGACCAGGGAAAAAATGTTTTGGTTAGTCAGCTAAAAGGGGAGAAATATGATCCTCTGGAAAGAAGGATATTATCTGAACTGTTGCCAGATAGCGTACCAGGACCGGTAAAAATTCTTTCGAGTTTGGGAGAGACTCTTGTAGATATTGCATTGGTAGGCGGTGCTATGAATGCGGCTAAGCAGGGAACATTAGGCTCGGCTGTGAAAGAGATAGTAATTAAAATGCAAAGACAAGGGATTGATATATCTAAAGGACGTATTCCAACAAAACAAGAGATTGCTCAGGCGGCCAAAGGTACTACTTTAGAGAAGACAATAAAAGCCTGGTGGCGCGCGAAAAAAATCGATCTTGGTAAGTTGATGAAAAAACAGATAAAAGGTCCTCAAACAATTAAAGGCCCAGTTAATAATAGTGACATAGAAATTCTTACACCATTACCAAAAGATATAGCTCCTCAGATTGTTCGAGACGCAACTGGAAAAGCTATTGTCTTGAGTGGGGAGGCTATAGATAAGGCAGTAAAGATAGCGGCTCAGGGAGATAATTTAGATGAAGCGATCGCTAAGATAGCTCCTGTTTCTAAAGAAGAAGTTACTGTCTCTCCGGAAGACGAAAAAATGTATTTGAAAGAAATACGAACTGAAATTTCTGATGGAGAGCCTGGGTATCGAATGCCTGTTGAGAACGGAGTATGGATGAGTGTGGGCTCTACGTATCCTGAATATTTTAAAAACAAAGGATATACCAAATCTTTTGCTCTTAATGCTATCGATAAATATTTGAATGGAGACGCTTTGGGGTCTCGTCAAGAAGAATTTATTAATGATATGAAAGAGGCCATACCAGATAAGGCTGTTCGAGATCTTCAATTTGAAAGAGAAGATCAGGCTTTGGCCAAAGCTC